GATGCGCCAGACTTGTATTCTACTCTTGCAGAAGAGTGTTTAAGAAAAATAATGTTAGGAAATAATATAACGAGTCCGCTTCTTTTCGGTATAGCTTCTTCTAACGGCTTTAGCAGTAATTCCGATGAGTTAAAAGACTCGTTTATTTTGTTTGACAATTTAGTAATTAGACCGATGCAGGAATTGTTAATAGATGCCTTTGATAATTTACTTGCATACAATGACATTACTTTAAACTTATACTTCAAAACTTTAAAGCCTTTAGAGTTTACAGACTTAAGTGGGTTAGAAGATGAAGAACAGATAGAAGAAGAAACAGGATTAGAGTTAAGTGGAGACTATGTAGGCAAGGAGTTAATAGAACTTGGCGAAATGCCTAATGCCGATTGGTTGCTTTTAGATGAATTTGAAGTAGACTACGATACGGACGAAGAAGAAAACTTACATTTATCAAGCGACATAAAAACGGAGTTAAGCTTTAAGGATAAGTTAGTACAACTTGTATCAAGCGGAATGGCTTTTCCTAACGCTAAAAGTTCACAAGATGAGATTATAGATGGGGTTAAATTTATGACTCGTTACATTTATGCAGGAGGTATGAATGGAGGCAAGTCAAATAAAGTACGTCCTTTCTGTGAAAATATGGTAAAAGCTAAAAAGATTTATCGTAAAGAAGATATCGTAAGAATGGAACAGGTAGCAGTTAATAAAGGATGGGGGCCGAAAGGAACAGATTTCTATTCCGTTTGGCTTTGGAAAGGCGGAGGCAACTGTTATCATCGCTTTAATAAACAGATTTATGTATCATTTGCAGGAACAGGAATAGATGTTAGAAGTCCTTTAGCAGCAAAAATAGCAGGTGCTAAAGCTGCGAAGTATGGCTATGTAATAAAGAACGATTCAAAAGTTTCTCAAAGACCTATAGATATGCCGAATCAAGGATTTTTACCAAGTAATAAAAAATAGATAAGATATGGCTACTGCATTATTAGTAACAAGAGACGACGTAGTAAGATACACGAATGTTAATGGTTCGGTGGATGTCGATAAATTCATTCAGTTCGTGCTTATCGCACAGGACATACATATTCAAGCTATGTTAGGAACTAAACTACTTCAAAAGATTCAAGCGGATATAATCGCAGGTACTTTAATAGACCCTTATTTATCACTTCTAACGACTTACATTAAGCCTTGTTTAATACATTTCGCAATGGTCGAATATATGCCTTTTGCAGCCTATACGATAGCGAACAAAGGGGTATATAAACACGGAGCAGAAAATAGTGAAACAGTAAGCAAAGAAGAAGTAGACTATATGGTAGAGAAACAAAGACAAACGGCTATGCACTACAAGGAAAGATTCGTGGCTTACATTTGTAATAATAGTTCGTTGTTTCCAGAGTACAGTACAAACACGGGGGCGGATATGAATGCAGACACGGACACAAATTTCACGGGATGGGTTTTATGAAGAAATATAGCATTAAAGAAATAAACGTTAAGCGTTTAAAACAATATTTAAAAAAGATAGAAAATGGCGGAAATCAAGATAAGCGACCTCACGGCAAAGAACGCTAACTTATCAAATACTGACGAGTTTGCTATTGCCGAAAGCGATGGCGCAGGGGGTTTTGTTTCGAAGAAGATTACAGGGCAAGAGATTGCAGCTATAGCAGGCAATAACTTATACTTGATAGATGGAACTTTAAGAAGTGACAGGACTGTAGATTTAAACGGTTTTTACTTGACTTTTCAGAATAGTAGTGCCGATGTATTAAAGATAAGCGCAGCAGATGTGATAAGCTTTAATAATGCATATTCTTTTCCTACGGCAGATGGCGCAAGTGGTCAAACTCTTAAAACGGATGGAGCAGGAGCGTTAAGCTTTGGAACTGCGAGTATTGGAAACTATGCACAAACTGTAGTAAGTGCTACTGTATCTGGAACAACAGAAACAAGTATAGTGGGCACAGGAGTTGGAAGCTTAAGCATTCCTGCTGGTGCTTTTGTTGTAGGCGATTCCTTTCACGCTAAAATCGGAGGCGTTATAGATGGATCAGTTAACAACGATGAAATCATAGTAAGGATAAAAGCAGGTGCAACACTTTTAGCGAGTACAGGAAGTTTTATTTTAGACAACACTACTAACAACGGGTGGGAGTGTGAACTTGATTTCACTATAGCAGCGATTGGAGCAGTAGGAAGTATCTGTACAAATGGAAATTTTGCTTATACTAAAGTTACTGACAAAAAAGTACAGGGGTATGTCTTCCAAGATGTGCAACCGATAGACACAACAGTAAGCAACACTTTGGATATTACAGTAGAATTTGATAACACAAACACGGATATTTATAGTGCTAATTTTGTATTATATAAAACTTATTAATTATGGGTAACACAATTGACTGGGGACAGGCAGCAGTAAATAATACAATAGGCTTCGGAGATGGCGCAGAAAATAATACTATTGGATGGGGCGATATTCAAGCAGATTCTTGGAGTCCAGAAACGAACTTAACGGGAACAGGTAGTACTCCTGCTTGGTCAAATACTTTAAGCACAACCTTTGGCGGATTAGATGATTATGTAGATTGTGGGGATAATAATAATTTAAGTTTTGGTGATGGTGTTAGTGATTCGCCTTTTTCAATTTCTGCTTGGATTAAAATGACTGATGAAATAAGATTTAAAATTGTGTCTAAAAAAGGGGCTAATCAAGAGTACCAATTTGTTACTACAGGTGGTGGTGGTTTAGCATTATATTTATATGACAATAGTACAGGCGCAAGAATATCGAGATATGGGGCATCTTTGTCTGCACATAGAAACACTTGGATACACGTTTGTGCTACCTATGACGGCAGTAGTTCAAGCACAGGAATTAAGTGCTATGTAAATGGTGTACAAAATGACGTATGGGCATCTAATAGTGGTACATATACAGCTATGGAAAATACAGTTCAATCCGTTGAAATAGGAAGGGAAGGTTCATATTATGCAGAAGGCAACATTGACGAAGTATCACTATTTGATTCTGAACTTTCTGCAAGTGACGTAACAAGTATTTATAATCTCGGAGTGCCTAACGATATTAGTGCAATGAGTGGTTTGGTTTCATATTGGAGAATGGGCGATAATGACGTATCTCCGATAATCAAAGATGTCGTAGGTGGAAACAATGGAAATATGCGAAATATGAGTGCAGCTAATTTTGTAACTGATGTACCTACATAAAAACGAATAAATAAAAAATAAAAGATATGAGTCACTTACCAAACGTTTACGCAATAATAGCAATAGATGCAGCAGCAGCCGTAGACTATTCACAGATTGGAGAAACAAGCATAGACACAATTAGAATGAATTTAGCATTAACAGAATTTGTTATTAAGTGGTTTGATGAACACGAGCCTACATTTATAGCAGATGGAACTATAGTGCCTTTACAAACGCTTACACACCAAGAAGCTTTAACTCTTATGGCTACGCCAGAATGGAGTGAGCCAATACCAGAATAATGCATACAAATATATTAGCAGTTCTTTATTTTATAGCAGGATATTTCGCAGCGTTCTGTATGATATTCACTTCTACAGAAATACACGTAAGAGCCGTTGGATGCTATCTTGTAATTTATTTATCTTATATGTTAATCGAACAACTTGAACTATGAAAAATCAGTTATATATACTAACGACTAAACTACAAACTTACTCAATGAAATTAATAGCTATAGTATCGGCATTCTTTATGCCTATTTGTGGAATCTTAATACTGATTTTTGGTGCAGTAATATTAGATACAATCACAGGAATCTGGAAAGCCAAAAAAACGAAGCAACCTGTAACCAGTAGAAAACTTTCTTCAATAGTAAGTAAGATACTATTATATGAATCAACAGTAATGTTATTCTATGCAATGGATAAATTTCTGTTAAATGATATTGTTATTTCGTTTTTTAGTATCGAACTTCTAACTACAAAAGTCTTGGCTTTAGTTCTTGTTTCTGTAGAAATAATTTCTATTAACGAAAACTATAAAGCCGTAAAAGGTTTGGACTTATGGGCTTCATTAAAGAATTTATTTGCAAGAGCAAAAGAAGTTACTAAATCATTTAAAGAAATAAAAAAAAATGAAGATTTGTAAATGTTGCAGGCAACCGATAAAACTTAATTCAAAATTCCTTTGGATATTCGACAACGGACACGGAGGCATTATAGATGGAGTATATCAAACGGCAGGAAAGCGTTCGCCTATCTGGAATGATGGAACTCAATTATTTGAGGGCGAATTTAATAGAAGCATAGTAGATAGACTAATGAGACTTTGCGAAGATGCAAAGATTGACTGCGTTAATTTAGTAGAGTCCGAGAAAGACGTTTCATTAAGCGATAGAACTTCACAGGCAAATGAAATCTACAGGAACACGGATAAGCCTTGTATTTATGTTTCTATTCACGCAAATGGCTTTAGTGAAGAATCGGCTAACGGATGGGAAGTTTATACCAGCTACGGAGAAACTAAAAGCGATGAGATAGCAGAAGTGTTATTTAATAAAGCACAAGCAGAATTTCCTACTCACACAATGCGAAAAGATACAAGAGACGGAGACGCAGACAAAGAGGCTAATTTCTATGTACTTAAGAATACTGCTATGAGTGCGATACTTTCTGAGAACTTCTTTATGACGAATGAAGCAGAATGTAGGCTTTTGATGAGTGAGGATGGAAGAGATAGGATAGCGAAGATACATTTTGAAATGATTAAGGAATTAGAGAAATGAAAGTAATATATATAATTTGCGTTCTAACGCTCTTTTCTTGCTCGGCGAAGTATCACTATAGCAAAGCACTTAAAAAGGGCTTACAAGTCATTAAAACAAGCGACACGATAAGAATTACTACTATAGATTCCGTGCCTGTAATAAAACACGATACAATAGTATACGAACACTTTTATACTTCTAAAGATACTGTGATAATGTATGAGAATGTATTTGTGCCTCAAACAAGGTTAGAAACACGAATAGAATATAAGCTACAAAGAGACACTTTAAGAATGATTACAAGAGTAGAAGTACAGAAAGCAAAAGCTGAAGTCAAAGCCAATAAAAGACCTAACTGGTGGCTTATGTTAATTTGCGTTTGTGTTTTTATAGGGGTTGTGTATATAGCAGGGCGTTTAATTAACAAAGTTTTATGAGTAAAAGACTTCGTTTAAAAGAAGATGAGATAGACTTGATTAATGAATATAGAGGAATCAAGGA